GCCCTGCGGCCCCCGCATCGCTGATACCAGCCCGTCAGATCTATAAATCTCACCGATTTTCATGACGCCGCCACCTTGCCGCCGTGCTTGGTGTTGATGCCCTGCGGGAGCCGGAACAGATGCACGGCGTCGACGCCGTCCGATCCGCCCCACACGGGATGCGTCCGCATCTCGTCGCGCATCACCTTGAAGACGTCGGGCGTCATGCCCGGCACCATCGCGTAGCCCGCCTGAAAATTGCCGGGCGAGGTCTCGATGGTCCACGTCGGGACCGGCGCGAACATCGCGAAGGCCTCGCGATCGATCTTGGTGCCGATGTCGTCGATCACCAGCGCATGCACGCTGGCCACGTATTCGAGCTTGCGCCCGGTCGCGCCGGGCTTCAGCAGCGCCGGGCAAAAATAGCAGTCCTCGGTCTCGGGGAGGTCCTCCGGCTTCAGGTGCTTGACGCGACGCCCGTGCATGCGGCCGGTCCAGCACACCCACGCCTCCTGCCACGCCGCGCCGAACACTGTCTTGAGCAGCTGCATACTGTCTGTTGATAGCGCCATGATATTCTCCTATATGTCATGGCGAAGGACGGGATTGCCCATCGCCTTTGGTTGGGTTGTGTCGTTACTCCGGGCCGATGGCCGGTCGATTTCGTCCTTCGTCACCCCCGAAAGCAAATGCCCAAAAGAGACGACCTCCACCCCCCGGCGGTCGTCTTTTTTGCGCCTTCCCCCGCCCGAAATCCAGCCGCTACATGTAGCCGCCTAACCGCCGCCGCCTACTTGCCGTAGCGTCGGCCGATCTTCGCCTCGGCCGCGATCGGCAGTCCCGCCGCCCACGGCGGCACCCGGGTGCAGATCGTCATCAACAGGTCCCGCGCCTGCTCGGCGGCAGACGCGGGAACTTCCCAGATAATTTCGTCGTGCACCGTCATGATGGGCCGGAGCCCCTCGGCTTCCGCCGCCAGAATGGCCTCGCCCATGATGTCCCGGGCGGTGCTCTGCGTGACATTTTCCACAAGCTTTCCACCATATGTGTCGACCAGTTCCCACTTCTTGCGCACAGGGTGGACGCCCCACGACACCACCCGCTCGCCGTAGGGGCCGCCCTTGATGACCTGCGCGCCCTGATACCAGAGCTTGACGCCGTTCGGCTTGCGGATGCCGAGACAGTCGCCGACCTTCTTGAAGTACATCGGCCCGACCCGCACGAGGCCGCCGACCTCGCCCAGCTGCTGGTCGTGCGACCACCCCCGCGAGGGCCGCTCCCCCAGCGCCATGATCGCCGCGCCGCCGGTCTTCCACCAGCACTCTTGGATCCGGCGATTGTGCGACCGCCACACCCCCAGCGCCCGCGTCGCCTCCTCCAGCGTCATCACCACGCCGTAGTCCTTCTCGGCCGTGTCCCTGAACTTCGACGCGCCCATCTGGAAGCCGCACGCCAGCACCAGAACTTTACCCAGCTGCCGGTTGTTCGACCCCACCGCCGCCGCCTGCATCACGTAGACGTCCTCGCCGCGCGCGAACGCCGCCAGCACGTTCGCCTGCCCGGCCAGCCACGCCACCACGCGCGCCTCGATCTGCGCGAAGTCGATCGACACCAGCACGTGGCCCGGCCGCGCCACGAGGCACCCGCGCAGCGCCAGCGACGCCGCCCGCATCGGATTGGCGTAGGCCAGCCCGATCGCGTCGGGGGCCGCCCGCGCCGCCGCGACCACCGCGTCGACGTCGAACCAGCCGTCCTCCTTGCGCGCCTTGGGCATGTTCTGGACTTGGATGCCGCGACCGGCCCAGCGGCCCGTGCGGCCCGCGCCATAGAACTGCAGCTGCTGCCGCGCCCGGCCGTCGTGGGCCGACCGCTGCGCCAGCATCGCCGACAGCTTGGCCGTCGACGCCTTGGCCGCCTGCTGGCGTATCTCCAGCACCCGCCGCACCGCGCCGGTCGGGACGTGCCCTGACGTGCGGCCCAGAAGCTCCGCGATCGTCTCCTTCTTCAGGTCCGTGACGGAGCCCCAGCCCTGCGACGCCAGCCATGCCGGGAGAGCCTTGCCTCCGGTGCCGGGCGACGTCACCGCGCCGCCGGTCAGCCGCGCCGCCTCGGCGTTGAGCAGGCTCAGTTCGTGCTTCACCGCACCCGCCAGCGCATGCACCGCCGCCAGATCGACCAGCACGCCGCCGTCGTTGATCTTGGCGTCCAGCACCGACAGGTCCCGCTCGAAGTCCGGCAGCGCCGGGATCACGTGGTCCAGCACCCGCTCGGCCTCGACGTCGCGGCGGCAGTAGGCGGCGAGGTCGAGCAGCCGCTGCCTGTCATTGACGTGCCAGAACGTGCCGTCCTTCTTGGGCTTGCCCATCTCCAGCATCAGCGCCTTCGCCGCCTTGTCCTTGACGATCGGCATGCCCAGCACGTCGCCCGCCGTCTGCAGCGCCGCCGGGAGGCCCCACGCCGCCGACCGGATCATCACGCAGTCCATCTGCTCCGGCGGGACGTCGATGCCGTAGTGCAGCCGCAGGATGGTTCTTTCGAAGGCGGCATTCCACGCCCTGACGGTGCCGCCCGCCGCGATGTGGTCGCGCACCTGACCGGGCAAGGTATGGCATCGCGGCCACGTCATCGTAACCACTGGAAGGTCGCCGAACGCCCAGCCGATCACCGTCACCGCGAACCCCGGGGCGCGGACGTAGTTCTCGGTGCCGACCTTCTTCAGGTCGGCGGTGCTGAAGGTCTCGAAGTCCAGATGCAGCACGTCGCTCATGTCGTCACTCCTTTTTGATGTCTTCCGCAATATGGCCCTTGAACTCTTCAAGCGCAAGGGCTATGTATGTGGTCACGGGCAATCACGCCCCCGGAGTAACGACCATGAACGCCGCCACCCTGAACATCCACCCGGCCGACGAACTCGCGGCAGTCCGCGAAGAGATCAAGCAGCTGCAGGACCGCGAGAGCTTCCTGCGCGCCAGCCTGATCGACGCCCCGGCCGACGAACTCGAAGGCCGCCAGTACCGCGCCGTCGTCATCGCCTCGACCCGCGAGAGCATCGACCGCAAGGCCATCGAGGCCGCGCTGGGCCGCGAGCTTATCGAGCCGTTCCTGCGCGCCACCAGCGTCCGCACTCTCAAGACCGTGAGGAAGGAAGACAATGATCCAGTCGACTAAGGCAAGGACCATTCCCGCGCCCAAGCCCCGCAAGCGCCGCGTCGGCGGCAGTGGCGGCAAGGTCACCTATCCGCCGCCGCGCTGGCGCTTCGGCGACCTGCTCACCGGCCTCGGCCACGAGAGCCAGATCGCCTCCAAGCTCGAGCAGCGCGGCTATCCCCGCGTGCCGCTCGACAGCATCGTCAGCTGGCGGCTGCGCAATTCCATCCCCGCCTACTGGGTGCCGATCCTCATCCAGATGGGCCTCGACGAGCGGCTGATCGCCCGCATCGAGGATCTCAGGATCAAGTGACCAACCCAACCAACGGAGTAACGACCATGCCTACATTCGACGACATCATCGCCAAGGCGGAGGCCGACCTGTCCGCCGCCCGCCTCAAGCTCGCCGACGTGCTCAACGCCGCCGAGCGCGAAGCCGCGCCGCTGCGCTACGAGATCCGCGTCAACGAGCGAGTGCTGGACGCCCTGCGCACGGCGCTCGCCGAGACCACTGCCCCGACGCCGGGTGCCGCGCAGGCGTTCGACGACAAGCCGGAGCCCGCGAAGGAGGAGGACCAGATACTGCCGCAGCCCGCCTCCGCCCCGGGGGTGGCGTCCACGCACCCTCTCCGTTCTGCGGTCGGAGCTAACGGCTTCGACCGCATGGCTGCAAAGCGACAGTTCCGGCTGTGGCATGTCGGTTACCCGCTGGCGCGTAGCTACCGTATCCCGTCGCAGATGATGCGGCAGGCGCTGCGCGCCGTCGTCCTCGACATGCCGAACTACCGCGACGACTGGCTGACGAAGGGCGGCACCAACCTCGGCGACAGCACCGAGCGCGTCAGCGTCAATGAGCTTCGCGAGATCGCCCAGCTGCTGGGCGTCGACACCAAGGAGGTCGAGAACGCCGCCTACCGGCTGTGGCGCGAGGTCAAGACGTTCGGCACGCAGGGCGTCGACTACATGTGGGGGGCCGACGAATGAGGATCATCGCGATCGACCCCGGCGCGGTCTCCGGTGCCTACGCCTATTTCGACGACGACGGCCCGCCCGTCGTCGGCGACCTTCCCGTGGCCGACGGCCAGCTGGACGGAGCCTTCCTCGGCCAGATGGTGCGGGGCATGGACCCCGACGCCGCCATCGTCGAGCGCGTCGCGTCGATGCCCAAGCAGGGCGTCGTCTCGACGTTCAAGTTCGGCATGGCGGTCGGCATCATCCACGGGGTGCTGCTGTCCAATGGGGTGCCTCTGCACCTCGTGACGCCCGGCACGTGGAAAAGACATTTCAAGCTCACCGGCACCGACAAGGACGCCGCCAGAGCCCTCGCCATAAGGCTCTACCCGGCCGTGCAGGGGCTCCACCGCAAGAAGGACCAAGGCCGCGCCGACGCCCTGCTGATCGGCGACTGGTTCCTCCACGTGGGGTTCCTCGGCACGGGGGGCAAGCCATGACCGGAACCCTCGCCGTCCTCGCCGTCGTCGGCGTCTGGATCATGGTGCTTCTCATGGTGTTCGCGCACTTCCGCTTCCTCACGCTGGAGCACCGCCTCAAGGACATCGACCAGCAGCTTTCCAACCTTCACCACCGCGCCCTCTGGAGCCCGGCCCGATCGAACAGGAGTAACGACCATGACGACGAATGATCCGAACGACCCGACCACCGCCAGCGCCCGGCCCGGCGACCCCTCGACCTCGCACGAGGCCGCCGCCCTCATCGCCCAGAGCCGCCTCGAATGGGACGTCTGGCAGGTGCTGCTGGCGCACCGGCCGCGCTACCTGAACTCGCTGCAGGTCGCCCGCATCATGAACGTCGACAAGTGGTCGATCTCGCCGCGCTTCAAGCCGCTGTGGCGCAAGGGCCTGCTCAAGGATCCGGTCAAGTTGCCCGCCCTCAATTCGAGCGGCAACATCCGCAATTTGATGCACTGGAGCGCCAAATGAATGCCCCCCTCTACCCCTTTCAGGCTACCGCCATCGATCGGGCCAGCGACGGTGAACAAATTTACCTCGGCTTCGACCCCGGCCTCGGCAAGTCCCGCACCGCCTTGGAGATCGCCAAGCAGCGCTACGTCAAGCGCCTGCTGGTCATCGCCCCGGCCAGCGGCCGCTACGTCTGGGAGAGCGAGGTCCGCAAGTGGACCAAGACGACGGCACGGATCGTTACTGGCGTCGCCCAGCTGAACCTGCTGGCCGGTCCCGGCATCGTGGTGATCAGCTACGGCCTGATCTCCCAGAAGGACAGCCCGTTCGTCGCCGCCATCAACCGGGGCGCGCCGTTCGACATGACGGTCCTCGACGAGGCGGCGGCGGTCAAGAACAGCACCGCCAACCGCACCAAGGCGATCCTCGGCAAGATGCTGCCGCGCCTCGGCTACGTCCTGCCGATGTCCGGCACCCCGGCACCCAACCACGCCGGGGAACTCTACCCGATCCTCAAGGCGCTCTACCCCGACGCCATCAAGTCGCCGGTCACCGGCACGCCGATGCTGCAGTGGCAGTTCGAGGACGCCTATTGCCGGGTGGTCGAGAAGCGCTTCGGCGGCGGCCGCGCCGTCCGCACCATCGAGGGCTCCAAGAACCTCGACCAGCTGAAGCGCCGGATCGACCCGTTCATGATCCGCGTCCGCAAGGAAGACGTCCTGAAAGACCTGCCGCCGATCCGCTACGATGTCGTGCCGCTGCAGGTCGACGGGGCCGCCGCTGCGCTCACGCCGAGCCTGCCGGTCGGCATGTCCGACGGGGACTTCCTGAAGTACCTGTCGGGCATCGGCGGCGACGAACACATCATGCGCCTGCGCCGCCACCTCGGCCTCGCCAAGGCGCTGCCCGCCGTCGAGTGGATCAACGACCTGATGGAGAGCCTCCCGGCCAAGCGCAAGGTGCTGGTGTTCGCCCACCACAAGGACGTCATCACGCTCCTCGCCGGGGGGCTCCAGAACTGGGGCCCCCTAGTCATAACCGGGGCCACGACCCCCGACTACCGCACTCTCGCCGTCGACGCCTTCCTGACTGAACCGCGCTGCCGGATCTTCATCGGCAACATCCAAGCCGCCGGTACGGGCCTCACCCTCGTGGGGCCCCAGTGCGCCTGCTCCGACGTCGTCTTCGTCGAGGCCAGCTACTCGGTCGGCGACAACGTCCAAGCCGCCGCCCGCGTGCATCGGATTGGCCAGAACGACGCCGTCGTGGCGCGCTTTCTGACCGCCCACGGGACGATCGACGACCGCATCCAAGACATCCTCGCCCGCAAGGCGAAGGACTTTTCCGAATTGTTCAACTGAGAGGACCACAAATGAGCATCACCCTTACCCTGACTGCCGACGACGGCAGCGACATGCGGCGGCACCTGCTGAACCTGCTGGGGCTCTACGCCGTCGACAGCGTGCATACGTCGCCTTACGTGCCCGTGACGGGCGTCCACGACCCCAAGCACCCTGCCCGAGACGACTTCGGCAAGATCGTTGACGAGACGCCGCAGCCCGACCCGAGCCAGTCCCTCGGGCAGCTGTTCGACGAGGAAGAGCAGAAGCAGGCCCGCATCGAGCCAGAGGCCCCGCCAGAGGGCAGGAAGGCCCGCAGGCCACATCGGCGCGTCAAGCCGGTCGAAGCGCCTGTGGCGGCTCCTGCGGCCCCGCAGGAGGACGAACGCGACCCCATCGAAGAGGCGCTCGACGCGCTGACCACCGCAGTCGACGCGCTCGACGACGACGTCCGCGACGAGGCCGACAAGACTGCCGACCGCGCCGCCAACACCGCCGTCGCCAACGAGATGCTGAAGCGCGAGGTGATATCGTCGCTGGCCGACATGTTCACGGCCGGGAATGTCAAGGTGGTGCGGCACGTCCTGCACAAGTACGGCCACGGCGCGAAGAGCTTCCCCGAGATCGAGGCGATCCACTTCCCCGAGATCAAGGCGGCGCTCGACAGGAACGAGGCAGCGTGATGGGGAGCAGCCCTCGGGGCCCCATGGGGCCGCCGCCGGACGACCCATACAACGGGCCGCGCCGCCCGCCAAAGCCCAAGCGGCCGCCGCCGCGAGTGCCGGACACGCGCGCCAAGCGCGCGGCGCGACGCGGCCTCGACAAGCTCAAGCAGGACATCAAGGAGCCAGCCGATGGCTGACCACGCCGCGATGTCTCCGTCGTCGGCGGAGATGTGGATGAACTGCCCGGCGTCGATCACCCGCGCCGCCGGGCGGACGCGGCCGTCGTCGCGCTACGCCCGCGAGGGGACGGCGGCGCACAAGATCGCCGAGATGATCATCAACGGGAACCTGTTCCCGCCGCCCAAGATCACCGTCGAGGGCGAGGAGTTCATCGTCGGCATGCCGATGCTCAGGGCTCTCAACCCTTACATCGACCTCGTGCAGAGGCTCCAGAGCATCGCCGACGACGACGCCGACGTCTACGTCGAGGCCCGCGTCGGCATGGGCAACGGCACCATGGTCTGGGGCACCGCCGACTGCGCCGCCAAGGTTGGCTGGGATCTGCACATCGTCGACCTCAAGTACGGCATGGGGGTGCCGGTCTCGCCTGATACCGCCCAGCTGAAGATCTACGCGCTGGCGGCGATCCACACCTTCTGGCCGTTCGAGCGCTTCCGCGACGTCTACCTGACGGTGGTGCAGCCGCGCCTCAACCCGGTGCCGCAGGATCATCACATGCGGGCCACGGAGCTTGCCGCGTGGAACGACCATTTCCTGATCCCGGCCGTCCGGCGGGTGCTGGACGACAGCCCGCTCGAACAGGTCGGGCCGTGGTGCCGCTGGTGCGTGCGGCGCGACGAGTGCGACGCCTTCGCCAAGAAAAAATCGACCGCCGCCGCAGATATTTTCGATGACGGGGTTGATCTCTTCAACCCGTGAGCTTAAGTTCGCGCAGGGTCAGCCATGGCCCGCAAATGAAGCAACGCTTGAAAGGAAATAATCATGGCCTCTCTCAACACGCCTTACGGCACCCTCTCCTTCCCGCAGCTGTTCCAGCCGCGCCCGCGCGCTGAAGGCGCGGAGCCGGTCTACTCGGCTGCGATCATCTTCAATCCCGCCCAGCAGAAGACCCCGCAGTTCAAGGCGCTGCAGGACGGCTGCATCCTCGTCGCCCGCGAAAAGTGGGGCGACAAGCTCGACATGAAGTCGGTGAAAATGCCGTTCCGCGACGCGGGCGAGAAGGACTACGAGGGCTACGAGCCCGGCCACGTCTTCATCAACCCGTGGTCCAAGAACAAGCCCGGCATTGTCAATGCCCAGCGTCAGGACGTGCTGCTGCCGGGCGACGTCTGGGCGGGCCAGCTGGTCCGCTTCAACGTCACGCCGTTCGCGTGGCTCAACTCCGGCAAGAAGGGCGTCTCCTTCGGCTTGAACCACGTGCAGCTGGTCAAGATCGACACGCCGCGCATCGACGGCCGGGCGTCTGCCGAGAAGTCCTTCGACGACGGCCTCGTCGACGAGAACGCCGACACGATGTTCTGAGTAAGCGGGGCGAAGGGGAGCGGTCCTGCCTCGACGGGGCCGCTCCCTTTTCTATGCAATTTTTCAACGGAGTAACGAGCATGCAAGAGCATATGGAAATTCTGAAGAAGGCGCTGCTGATCCTCAAGGACAGGGGTGCCATCTACGGCGGCGTCGAAGACCACTTCACCCGTGCCGCCAGCATCGCCTCGCTGTGGCTGGACAAGCCGGTGACGGCGCGCGACGTCTCGATGATCCTCGCCTCGGTCAAGATGGCGCGGATCGCCACCACGCCCGGCCACGAGGACAGCTTCGTCGACCTCTGCAACTACGTCGCCTTCGCGGCGTCGTTCTCCGGCGAGAAAGCCCCGGCGGACGGCACGGCTCCAACCATGCCGCCGACGGCGACCCTTTCCAGCTAGGACTTCTTTTTCTTCTTTTTCTGCTTCTTCAGGCTGTACTGGTTCGTCGGCTTGGCCCCCAGCGTGGGGCCGGTCATCGGCGTCGTCGGCGTCGGCATGCCGGAGCCGACGCCGGGCTCCGGCGTAATCGTCAGGCCGCCCGGCCGATGCGTCGGGACCGGCCGGTACATGTCCTCCGGCGGCATCGGGATGCCGGAGCCGATGCTGGGCATGCCCGGCAGCTGCGGCGTCGGGATCCCCGAACCAATCCCTGCTTCCGGCATCGGTATCCCCGAGCCGATGCCGGGCTCCGGCTCCGGCCGGGGCGTCGGTATCGGCACCCCGCCGCCTCCGTCTTCGGGCCGTGGCGTCGGCACCGGCACGGCTCCGGTCTGCATCGGGTCGACCGGAGCCCCGCCCGGCACCGGGCCTCCCCCGTGCATGAACTGCTGCGCGGTGGAATTCCCGTAGCCTCCGGCGATGTTGGTGTTGCGCACGGCTTGGTCACGATCGCCGTGGTAGCGGTTCATGTTGTCCATCAGCATCTGCTGATAGGCGGCCGCGCCGATCGGCGCGCCGCCGCCGCCAGCGGAGGGCGTCATCATCTTGCTGAGGATATCGCGCATCGACATGGCTTAGCCCCTCCCGCCGCCGTGGCTACCGCTGCCGCCCTGATAGCGGACGCCGTAGGCTCCCGGCACCGGCTGGCCAAAGAATGGGCTCCCGCGCTCCCAGTCGCTGAGCCGTCGCTTCATCGGCAGCGCCGGTCCCGCCATTGCCGACGCCAGCTGGTTGCGGCCCGCGCCGCCCGCTGGCGGCGTGTACAGGTTGAGGCCGATGCCCTGCTGGAGCCCCGGCGCGCTGTCGGGCCTGACGAGGCCGCCCGTCTGCGGCACCAGCGACTTGTCGGAGTAGTAGGCGTTGGTGCCGCCCTTCGGCCCCAGACCTTTGGTCATTTTGGCGTCGGGCGCGCGCCCGGCGTTGGGGTCTTGGAAG